AGTTGCTCTTGTGCTTCATCAGTAAAGGTCAACTTGAGACTGGTGTTGTTTTTGCCTTCCTTGATCAACTGCTTGTCAAACACGTCAGAGAACTCAAGGACATTTGACAACACAGGGGCCGCTAGTTTGGCTCTGCGTTCTTCAAGTGCCTGACGTTCTGCACGTGTCTTGGCTATACCAAAGTTCAAAGACCGCATACCGTTCTTCTCTGCGATAATCCGCAGGGCTTTCAGTCTGTAGGCGGGGCTAGTGTGAGCCTCTGTGACTTGGTCTATAAGTCGCTTGTTTGTGTTGAGTGGCTTAGGTCTCTCAAGCCCTAGTTCTTCAGCTTGCTTTACGGCTGCACGGTGCTTGGCCTTATCGTCAAGCATTAGGTCATTCTTCAGTAACTCTTTTTCAATGAGTTCACCCATGTTTTGGGCTACACGTGTCAAGGTCATCAACTTCAACACCCCATTGAAAGAACACAAAAGACCTATGTAAGCTAAAGTGCTTGGGTCTACTTGAGACAACTCCTCCACCCACATAGGTAGACGGCCTTTAGTGGCTTTAGCTGTCTTTAGTGACTTCTGTATTCCTTCAGCCACCTTTGGTAATGCTTCTTTCAGTTTGTTGAAGTGGTGGGGGCTTTCTGTCGCTTCAGTCTGCTCAGAGTGCTTTTGGTCCCACTTGTCTTTCCCTTGTTCCCTCATGCTACGCTCATAGGCGGCATTGCTATCCTTGGTATCTATAGTAGTATTCATTTGTCGGCTTTTTCCTGTTGTCCTTCGAAGGGGGGGCAGAAGTATTTTTTAGGCTGCTCGACCTGCCTCAATTCCCCTTCGTTGTACTCCGTCGTTTACTTTTGTATTCACCCTGCCATTTGCGCTGCCAGTGCTTGAAGTGCGCTAGGCTTGGCTTTGATGTACTTGCGAGTCGTCTTCTCGCTCTTGTGCCCTAAGAGCATCCCTATGACCGCTGTGTTAGCCTTGAGGTCATTAGCCATCACTGTCGCGGCTGTGTGTCTCAGCGTGTGGAACACATAGCGGCTATCGTTGCCGAGGATGTCTTTACGCATGGCACCCCAAGCACGGTAGAACCGTGTGTGTTCAAAGTACCCTCGACAATCGAAGCCTAAAGCCTCCAAAGCAGAGTATGCCCTAGGATTCACTGGAACGTACCTCTCAGTGCCGTTCTTGGTTTTGGCTAGGTGCACCCATATGTCACCGTTCTCGTCCTCAGTGACGCTGTGAGGGGCTATCTGACATATCTCACCGAGCCTCATGCCTGTCTGGTGACCAATGACCACAAAATGTTCAATCCAAGGTTCACTGGAGTCCCTGAACCAAGCCTCCACACGCTGCAACTGTGCTTTGGTAAAGTAAAGGGGACGCTGTGTGTTTTCTAGGGTTTTCCAAGTGAACTGTGGTGCGTGGGTGATTACCTCCTCCTTCACCGCTTGCTTGAAAACCTTAGTTAGCATGGCTGCATAATGGTTCACTGTGTTGTCGCTCAGTCCTTGCGCTGTAAGGCTGTCAAAAAATGCGTGGATGTCGGAGGGCTTGAAGTCGCCTATGTGCCGTGTGCTGTGGTCAGCAAAGGCAGCGAACCTACGGCCCTTGGTAACCGATCGACGCTTGTGGTCCCCACGCCACATGCGGTCCGCTTCCTGTTTCATGAAGTCTGCAAAGGTTATCATGATGTGGCCTCCTCCGTGTATGCGATGATGAACAGGTGACCTTCCGCGTCCACAAAGGTTGCTGCGTCAGTCACTAGGTAATCTTTGGCATCTTCTTCAGGGTGCGCTATCCACACAGGGTGTCCGTCATACCACTTGTTGTGCGCTAGTTCGGTGTCATAAGTTGCTAAATCTTTAGTCATACGTGTCTCCTTTAAAAGGGTGGCTCGTCTGTGGGCTTCTCTGGCTTCCACACAACATCCACCCCATGCATGTTAAGAATGTAAGCCTCTAAGGTGTGTCCCCAGAGGCTTAGGGGTGCGTTAGTAGATTGAGCCAAAGACAAGGCCGCCGTAGAGGATGAAGAAAAGGCACAGTACGCCTACGAGGTCTCCGAGGATTTCTTTCCAGTTCCACATGGTTACACCTCCTCAGCTAGAAGTTCATCGCACTCGGCTAGGCGATCCATTTCGTCGTTAAGGTATTTCATAGTGCGGCTGTAGATTTCGCCGTACACAACCGCTGCGGCATGCTTGCGGATGTCATCGTACTTCTCGCCCATGTCTTCCACGAACTGTTCACCTTGGTCAGTGTCGCAATTTGCAATTATCTGTAAGGCTTTGTGATAGTAGATAACGTGTTCGCTGTTATCGGCGTACTGGTGCGCCCATTCGTCAGCGTTATTCTGTAGTGACGTTAGTGGGTCACGGTCCCACATTGCATCATCGCGCTTACACTGAGCAACGATGTCCTCTGCGTAACCTTTGCACAGTAGGTCTAGGGTGTAAGTATGTGTAATTTCATTTGTCATTCTGACTGTCTCCGTTTGGTTGCGGAGGTATGCAGTCGGATGTCCTTTGATGTGGTGGGCGACCCTGGAATCGAACCAGGCGTGCGTCTCCGCGAGGGAGTTACAGTCCCCTCGAACCTATGAGCCACCAATATCGCAGAAGCCCCGACAGCCTCCGTAGCACCATGGAATCACATCGGTAATCCCCTGTCAAACATTTTGTTCACTATTTGATAAACAAAAGTACTTCTGCCCCCCCATAGAGAGGAAGCGGACACCACCGCCGCCGAGGGACACTAGAGATACTAGAGTGACTGAAGCGACAAGAACTCCCACCTCCGCATAAACACAAGAATGAGATGACCTGAGACACTATAGATACTGAAGTAACTAAAGTGGTCTCGGTCTGGTGTGGTAGACCCCAGAGACTCCCGACAAAACAAGGACGCTCAAAGCGGCCTTCAGTCTCTTAGGTGGTCCCACGCCTACTATAGCAAGAGTAGGGTGATGGTGTGGTTTGCTTGAGTAGCGAGGGTAGGGCTTTGGTGTTGCTGATGGGGCTGCTGGTCTCGTGTTTGCTTGTGTATCTGGTGTTGACTGAGGTGTCCCGATCCGTGTCGAAAAGTCATGACCCCCAGCCAGATAAATTTCCCACGGCTAATGTCGCCAATGTCACCGAAGCGGACCACTGATACCCCAGCCCCCTCGTGGGATACTATATCCCCTACCATAGAAACCTATAGAAAACAGTAGGTTAGCAAGCGGACTCCGTAGAAACTTAGGTTCCCTAGTCAAAAAGAGACCCCCGCTACCCACAGAATCAACTCAATTTCAAAAAGTAGGCTAAAGGTTCTTGTTGTTGTTGTTGTTGTCGGGCCTTCGCAACGAGAGGTCCACCCCAGCAACCAACGCCCCTTAAAGCCACCAAAAGAGGAACGTCCGACATGGGCTTAGAAACTTCGACTTACGTTGACGGTTTGAACACAGCAAACCCAGCAGCAACTGATGGTCTAGCGCAAGCGGACGACCACATTCGTCTCATAAAGACAGTCTTAAAGAATACCTTTCCCAACCTGACTGGTGCCGTAACTGCCACCCAAGCCAACCTAAACAACACCACAGCCATCCCTAGCACCCTCACGGACCTAGGCATCACTGATGGCTCCAATGGCATGGTGTTGTCTACAGATGGCTCAGGCAACTTCAGCTTCATAGCGTTACCCGCTGGCACCACCGACACTAACTACTATGTCAACGGTGGATCCTTCAGTGGCAACACCCTGACCCTGACCCGTAGTGGCTTGGGTAACATCAGCATCTCAGGTTTCCCTCAGGCAATCACAAACAACAACCAGCTAACCAACGGTGCTGGTTACATTACGTCATCCTCTATCCCAAGTAACGTAAGTTCTTTCACGAATGACGCTGGGTATATCACCAGCGCAACACCCCCAACTACAGCGGGTGCCGTGGGTACATACTCTTTTGGTCGCCCAGCAAATAGAAATACAACGTATGCCGCTGGTGCAACAAATAGTTCTTTTTATAGCGTCCAAATGAAAGGGCCAGCTAGTGTACCAAGATATACTCAAAGCGGCTTTGAGAATGCTAATGCAACTTTACAGTCAGGCACTTGGAGAAGCATGAGTGGTGCTATTTCTGATGGCGGTGCTGGTTACTGTGGTATATGGATCAGGATTTCATAAGATGACAACAGCAATAGAAATTACAGAAGTACGAAACGCTCAGTCCATGAACCCTGAGAACACGATGATAGAAGTAGAGATTAACCACCCACAGTATGGATGGATACCTTACTTGCTAACAGATTTTGACACTGACAATACCATAGACAATGACAACTTAATGTCGCTCATAGGTTCAGACTTCAGTCCCTACGTGGCACCAACACAAGAGGAACTAGATGCAACCTCTGCATTACAAATACGCTACGTGAGAGATCAACGCCTAGTGTCAGAGATTGACCCTGTCGTCAGTAACCCACTGCGCTGGGCTGACCTTAGCGCACAAGAGCAAGCTGACGTCTCAGCCTACCGACTAGCGTTGCTTGATGTCCCCCAGCAACAAGGGTTCCCTCATACTATCTCGTGGCCCACAAAGCCCTCCTGTCTATAACTCTTAGCGAAAGACACTTAAGAACATGGCTAACTTACCTATCCGAGGCTTAGGGTCTGTGGGTGTGGTGACAGACGTAGACCCCTACAACTTGCCTCTTAGCGGATTCACACGTGCCAAGAACGTGAGATTTAACGAAGGTAAAGTGACTGCTGGACCTATCTACCGAAAGGTATCCGATGCAGTCTCTTGGACGCCAATGTTTTCTTATGGTCTCACGTCACCCTCTGGTTATGATACTGTGTTGGTGGTGGATGATACTCTTACGATACGAGAGTTCTCCAATGGTGCGTTTACCTCAGTCTACACTGGTTCCACACAGTCACCCTCTACAGAAATCACAGCAACTACACTCGCCGATGTAACATACATCAACAGGTCAGACACTGCGCCCCTACACAGGGCATCTGGCGGCACTAACTTCAGTACGCTTCCCAACTGGCCCTCTGGTTACCTAACGAACTCTCTACGTTCCTA